ATGACCCAAGAAAAAGAGCCATTAAAAAGTGAATTAGCTAAAATAGATAAAAGATTAATTAATCAATCTGAAATAGCCAGAAGATTAGGTTATCATTATTCATATATATCACTAATTCTATCTGGTAAAAGAAAGAACGATAAATTATTAGCTAAAATAATTGAGATAATTAAAAGTGCTGCTTAAACGGCTTTTAACAGGCTATTAAGCGGCACTTTTTATTTAGCTAAAACAAAATAAACAATAGAAAAATAAGAAACAATTAAAATAAGTCCGGAAGTTTTTAATGAGGCAGAACAAATCTATTAAAACAATTCTTTACGAAACCATCCATCGGAACAAAAAATCGGTAGAGCAAATTGCTGATGAAATTGGAATAAGCAGCAATTATTTATACAGAGCCGGTCTGCCACTGGATGAGAGCGGAGTAAAATTTCCGCTGGATTATTTAATACCGCTTATGAAAACTACTGGGAATTATGCGATTTTAGAACAAATTGCTTGGATTTGCGGGTTTTTACTGGTGCGTGAACCTAGGGTTAAAAACCCAAAAATAGAGGGAACCGAATTAATAGCTGATTACCAGGATGTTACTACGCTTGCCATTAGAATGCTTAAAAAATTTCTTGATAAACCAACGGAAGAGCACTATAACGATATAATAGAAGCTCTGCAATTAGTTATGACCAAATCTGCAGAGGCTAAAAAATATTGCAGCAAACATTATCAAGGACAAATGGAGTTGGATCTATGAAAGACCCTTTTTCAACCATCCAAGAACAAAAAAATATGACGGAAGCGGTTCCGACCTTTATCGAGAAGGTCGGAACTAAGGTAGGAACTATAAATAACAGGGTAGGAACTGAAGATAATTATAATAAAATAAACAACTTACAACAATCACTTAAATGGATAACGGCTGTTGAAGGTCGGAACCGATTAGGGATTGGAGATAGAACAATAAGAAAGCATTGCAAACTTGGACATTTTGTCACGCGTAAAGTTAAAATGAATGGTGGTTTTGGGTATGAAATAAGCCTTGAAAGCATATTTAACTACTATAATAACATTGGCAATTGGGCTAAATGCGAAAAGATACTTGAGATGATGAAGCTGGAATCGGAAACTTCAAAGAACTTAGTGTCCGATAATGGGATTGTTGATGATAAGGCGATGGCAAAATATCAAATATGCAAGTTGCTTGATGAAGTAATTTTTAAAGCAGATAAAAAAACAATAGGAATTGAACGATTTGTAAATAATTTTAACCAGGGCAGCTATCCAAAATTATTGGAAATGCTCGGGCAAATAAGTGTAAGGACCTTATATCGTTGGTACAGGACATTACAAGAGAACAATTGGGATATAAATGTATTCTCGAAAGACATTAAACCCACCTCGAGGACAATTACAAACAAGGAAGCAGAAATATTAATCCCAATGCTGCTTAATCCAAACAGACCATTGGTTAGTGAGATTCTAAAACGGGCTAAGCAAGAATTTGCCAATCGCGGTATTAACATTAAAAGTGATATTACATACAGGCGGTTTATAGAGGAATGGAAAAACAAGAATGTTGACCTTTACACGCTAGGTAGATACGGAATGAAGGCATTTAATGATAAGATAATGAAGGATATTTTGAGGGATAAAGATAGAGTTGAAGTGGCTGATATTGTAGTAGCAGATGGGCATACTCTTAATGTAATGGTAATAAATCCTCTAACAGGCAGACCGCAAAGAATGACATTAATTATGTTCTTTGATTTTAAAAGTTCGATGCCTTTGGGTTGGGAAATAATGCCTACAGAAAACGTACTAACGATAGCTAGTGCATTAAGAAGGACAATTCTATTATTAGGGAAATTTTTTTCTAACACAGAGGACACAGAAAACCACAGAGGATTTATACCAAAAATCGCTTATTTAGATAATGGGAGGGCTTTCAGGGCGAGATATTTTAGAGGAATTAAAGATTTCCGTGATAGCCTGGTGCCGGGTTTATTTGGGAAACTTGGCATAGAAACAATATATGCGACTCCTTATCACGGGCAGAGTAAGCCAATCGAGCGTTGGTTTAAGACACTTGGCGAGCTTGAGAGACGATTGCCTGCCTATACCGGAACAGACATAGCTGGCAAACCTGCTATGCTTATGCGAAATGAGAAGCTGCATAAAAGATTATTTGACAACACTTCAGTCGAAATCGAATCATTAAATGCAACATTGCAGGAATACATAAAAGAATATGCCGAGCAGCCACATAAGGATGGACAATATAAAGGCTTATCTCCAGCGGAAGTATTTATGCACTCTATTAACAAAATCAAAAGCGAGCCGGAAAGATTAAAAGGCAGACTAATAAGCAAAAAAGAGCTGAACTATCTAATGCTAAGTGATGAGACCAGGATAATTGGAAAGAATGGAATTAGATTAAGAGGAAATTACTACTATAACGAAGAAATGCCAAGAATAATTGGCAATAGAGTAACTATAAAGTATGATATATGGGATGATACTGAGATAATAGTGCTGGATGAGAGGGGAAGATATTTGTTTAGTGCAAACAAAGACGATATAAAACACCATCCGGCGGCAAGGTTATTGGGCGATGAAAGTGATTTAAGATTATTAACCGGGGCGCTTGCACAAAAGCAAAGGATGAAAAGAGAAACAATAGAAGAATTCAAACAAATAGTTGCACTCAATACAACGACAATTAATAACATTGATATAAATGAGAAGCAAATCGAGCCAAATAAAGTTAAAATAAGCGAACAGGAGCGTAAAAAGAGAGCGATGAAAGAATATGCACAATTAATAGGCTATAAGCCATTTGCCAATCCAGTAGAAGAATTATTAAGAAGGACAAAATAAAGCCACCTTTGCAGAGGCGGCATATATAATAATAACAAAATAAGAGGTAAACATGAACAAAAATAGCAATGATTCTTTAGAAATTCAAACTATCGATGAAAAATCCGTGCAGGAACGATTAAAAAAATTCATTGAGAGCAAAGATGTATCCATAAACAGAATTGCAAAGCAAATTGGATACAGCGCTGCAACTATTTCAACATATCTAAACGGCAAATATTCTGGCGATATACAAAAGCTTGAATGGGCCCTAGCGTCATTTTTAGTACGCCAGGAAGAAATCGAGGCAATGCCGAGCGAGTCGGTGCCGTTCTGCCCAATATATAATGCCGATATAGTCTTTACGATAGCGAGGACTTGTCACCTGGAACAGGAAATTGGAGTACTCATCGGCGAAGCTGGCACGGGTAAAACAAAATGTGCAAAAGAATATGCAAGGCAGAATCCGGATGTAATATTTATTGAAACTGATTTGAGTTATACGACGAAAGTATTCTTCAGGGAGCTTCATCGCAAATTAGGAATGGATGGCGTCGGCGGAATATATGATTTATTCAGCGACTGCGTGGATAAATTAAAGGAATCAAACAGATTAATAATAATTGATGAGGCTGAGAATTTACCTTATAGGGCTTTGGATATGATTCGCAGATTATACGACAAAGCAAACATTGGTATTTTGTTAATTGGTTTACCCAGATTAATTGCAAATCTTCGAGGAAAAAGAGGAGAATTCAAGCAATTATATAGTCGTGTCGGCATCGTAATGCAGTTGGACGATTTTAATGAAAATGATATAAAATTGATAATACATAGCATATTCCAGAACACTAATGGATTATATAAAACATTCCATGAGTTATCGAAAGGTAACGGTAGGAAGCTTGAAAAACTAATTAGAAGAACCAGCCATGCTGCAAGGAAAAGTAAAAAAGAAATTAACGAAAGATTGGTTAAAAAAGCTGCGGAGATGTTATTATTATGAAAGGGACATACAATATCTGGATAACAAAACACGCAATAGAGCAGTTCAGGGATAGAATATTAATTAATCCTATAATGAATAGAGATAGAGTTATGCAATTAATACGAGGCATATTAAGCGAGAGCAAATATGTAAGTGATAACGAGAATGGGATTTTATTCAGGAATGACAATTTGAGGATAGAATTCATAGTCAAAGGGAGAAAAATTATAACTATATATCAATTGGAGAAGAAAAATGGAAAACACAGCAAAATTAATAGGTAAAATATTGCTTGACATAATTGAGGAAGCAAATAACGCATATGAAGCAATAGATATTTACTCTGCAGCCCTGCATAAAAAAATCTTATTAAAAGAAAAAGCAAATATTGACTACAAAGATGATCTCGAAATGTTCATGTTTTTACAGGGCTACAGAAGTGAAATAGCTAACCTGACATTCCAGGAAGAATTACAAAAGAATGAATTACAAAATAGGGGTATAAAATGTTGACATTTACAATAGGTTTCATCCTAGGTATAATAAGCTTATATATAATAATATTAATTGGAATAAAATTATTTAACGACAAGGAGGATTAAAATGACAGCACTAAAATTATATGCGAAATTCTATGTAAAACAAAAAGCAATGGAAGATATTCTAAAAGATTTGCACCCATTGGCATTGAGGGAACTAAAGAAATACCCGGAGGGGAAGGCTGATTTTGAAGGGGTTGAGTTTCATATAACTAAAAAAGTGGAGAAAAAATATGATGATAATTTAGAAGCAGAGTTGAAAGAGTTGAGAGATAAAATTAATATATTAAAACAAAACGCTGAGAACGAAGGCAAGGTTAAATTGGTTGAAAAAGAAACCTTTGATGCACAGATTCCCAGAAGCAGCAAAGAGCAAGTGCTCTCTGCCGTTAGGGATTACAAAAAATATTTCGCAATAGGAGGATAAGATGTTATCATTAGCAGCCAAGACACACTGGAAACTTGCTATAAAGGGTTTTAAAAAAGCATTTAAGGTTACATTACAGGACATCAAACAGCAATTTAAAGCGCAAAAATATATGATGAAAAATTATGATGATAATCAAAGGAATAAATTTGCATGGGAAATGCTTAAAAAATTTGAGGAGTAAGCGGTCCGCCCTCGCCGCTAAGGGAGAGTCCACCTCTCCCGCTCCTCATATATAAAAAAGATTATTAATATTTATAGGAGATAAGGAGAAAATTATGTACAATTTTGACAATATATTGGAATTATACAAAAACAGAATAATGAGTCGAGATGAAATAATAGACAAATATGGAATTAATCAAAGGTATCTATATAGAAAAATTAAAAAGGCGGGATTGCAGATATGGGACAGACATGACCATAAAATTGACAAGGATACGGTTATAAAAATTTACAAGAGCAAGAAAATGAACAGGAAACAAATAGCAGAAAAATTTAAAGTTAAAAAATCTACGATATATAAGATACTCCGTGATAATGATATTGAATTATGGGATAAAAAATCGAATAAAACAGAAAATAGGGAAAGTAGATATTTCAATTGGAATGATTATAAAAATAACATAATGAGCAATTACAATGAATAAACGAGAAGGATATTTAAGCGAGAGGCTAAGAAATATTGCTTATGCTGAACAGCTCGATAAGCTTGGTAATATGCAGCGAAAGGTCTATGATATTATTAAGAGATATGGACCTTGCTCAACAGAATTTATTGCTATTACTCTGAATGTATATCCACATCAAATTACCCCTCGTGTCAAGGAATTGCGGGAAATGGGGCTTGTCTATTTTTATGACATTGGTGAAAGTCCTACCAGCGGCAAAGCAGTGAGCCTCTGGAAAACGACAAAATTAGACCCTCAATTAAAATTAAATTTATAGGCGATGAAAATAAACAAAGGGCAAATAAAAAAAATACACGTTCTCAAAAGGCAACTGGGATTAACTGATGAAGAATATGGAGCCGCTCTGGAAAGCCTCGGCGTTATATCATCTAAAGATTTAACACATGAGGAAGCGGCTCTATTAATAAGACGAATGATTGAATTGCTGCCCAAGGAATTGAAACAAAAATATGAAGAGAACCCTAAAAAGCTAAACAAAAAATACGACAATCTGGAAATTAGATATAATGAGCAATTGAAAGAACATTACGCTACACCAAAGCAACTTAGAATGATAGAGGCAATGTGGATGACATCTCCAAGAGTCAATAATAAAACAGAAGAAGCATTCGTAAAATTCGTCAAAAGGATAACAGGGATAGATAGGATGGAATGGCTATTAATATCAGATATAAGAAAAATAGTAAAAGCAATTAAATCATTATGAATATTTGGTACAAAGAAATAAATTATAAGAAATTCTTAAAAGATGATTTATTACTCCTAGAAGAAATAGTAGGTATTGATACCTTTATGAAATTATACGATATATTTGCTAAAACGGGAATATATTTTTCGGAAAAGCCAATAATGCAAATGAAAGAGGAATATATAAGAAAATACTTCGGCTCGAAGAGCGAGAAGGAATTAGCACGTGAGTTAAGAGTAAGTGAAAGGTTTGTTTACAAAATCGGTGCAAAGAAGATTACATTAAATAATCAACAAAATTTATTCGAGGCTATGGAAAATAATGAAAAATGAATTTAAATCACCAGAAATTATTGAGCTCTTAAAACAGAGACTTAAGGATAAAAGCAAAGTTTTGGCTGCTGTTGCCGAAACTATGCGCACTGCAGTGCTTAAAAATTTTGAAACTGAAGGCAGCCGAATTGGAAAACCATGGCAGAAATTATCAGATAAAACAATAGAACAGCGACAGAGAAAAGGCTACTGGCCGGGTAAAATATTGCAAAGAACTGGGCAGCTTAAAAGAAGCATAATTAGCAGCTATGGCGAAGATTATGCGCAGGTGAGCACAAACTTAATTTATGCAGCAATACAAAATTATGGCGGAGTGATACATAGAAGTTCACTGAAAACTTTCTTAAGGAAAAAAAGAGAAGGAAAGATAGCAAGTAAACCGAAACAGAATAGAATGAGTACAATTAAAATCCCTGCAAGACCATTTATGGTCTTGAATAACCAGGATATTGAGAAGATAAAGAAGAAAATAGTTTCGGCATTGACAAAGGATAAATAAATTTATAAATTTTATCAGCGTTTTAAAGTGCTCCCGTGAGCATAACTTTAAAACGTCCGACGGCAGGCGCGGGACTGTTAATACCGCCGGCTTAATTTTTAGCCCCGATTTATCGGGGCTATTTTTTATATATAAGAATGCCTTTTCTTAATTTATCAATCTCAGAAAATTTATAAGGGATTGCATTCCAAAAAACAGTTGAATCTTTTCCCATTTTTAAGACAACAAAAAATGGTCTTTTTTTATTATCCTTGAACAATCCAAAATAAGTTTTTCTAAATTCCAGGAAATCTTTATCTGATTTATAGATAGTTTGATAAACTTCAAAAGGGTTTTGTAAAGTCTTTATAACTAATGGAGCGAATTGTTCCCTGCCATCCTGTTTCTCATAAAAATGTTTTAACCGATTCAATGTAAAAAGAGCTTTATCATCATCTTTGGTATTAATTAAAGAAAAACCATCTTCATTAATATTAAATAATCGTTTAATTTGTTTTTCAAAGGATTCCAGTCCAACTTTTTTTATTGGCGGCAAAAGCTCGGGAATATCAAGAAAATAATCCTCGGGGAGATCTTTAATTGATGGTCTTTTATAATAAGTATAGTCAGTTTGATTTTTATATTGAGAAAAGTTTCCAAAATTATTATCAAACTCGAGAGCAGCTTTGCCTGGATTATAATCCCAACCTTTGCCTGGATTGATTTTATCGACTAATTCATCACTGCCTTTGGTTATTTTAAGATTCATTTTTTTGAGGTCATCTTTATCAAGAGGTATTACGGTGCATCTGCAACCCCAATCGTTTGGCGGATAAATTTTATCCCAAATGGGATCGTCAGCACGGAAAACTTTACCATGTAATGCGCGATGAGAAGGGCGCGTGTTGCTATCAAGCACCGCATTATACATCCAGTAAGGGCGGTCTTCAATATTATCCATCATTGCTTTGTAATGTCCGCTGGCGTAAGCTATATCAATATTTGTGCGGTAAATAGTTTTAAGCCGCCACGGCGAGCCAAGCTGTATTTCTTTTTCAGGATCAATATCTGCCGGCAGCGGAAAATCTGACGGGACATCTTTAGCTTTTACTTTACCCCACCAGCCTTTTGCCTTTAAGATTGGTTTTATGTTTTCTTTGAATTGTTGATAAGTTAAACCATCGTCGATTGCTTTTTGTAATTCGTTTCTGATGTCACTAAGAATATCAAGCTTCATCCCTTTAGCAACTGTAAAAGCTTTTGTATGGGCTTCTTTCCAGGTATCTTCCCAATT